CCCTGAAGATGACGGGTACCTCGGTTCGGGCGTGAAGTTCCTGAAGGCAGTAAAGAAGTACGGCAGATCAAACTTCAAAAAGATTGTGTTGTACACCTTCGAGACACGACAAGAAGCCAAGACGAAAGAACGGGATCTCGTCAACGAAGAGATGGTGGCTGATCGTCAGTGCTACAACATCGCCATTGGTGGCGATGGTGGATCTAAACACACCGAAGAAGCGAAGCGGAAGATCGGTGATGCCTCGAGAGGGAAGCCGAACTTGTGGATGGCTACGGAAGATGGGAAGGGGTGCCGACTGAAGATCGCAGAAACTGCGAAGAAGAACTTCGCAAGTGGTGCCCGTGTTCATCACTATCAAGGAAAACACAGGTCCGAAGAAGATCGTAACAAGATCTCGGCTTCGTTGATCGGTCACACCCCTTGGAACAAGGGCGTTACAACTTCAGACGAACAAAAGGTCAAAATTGCCAACACGCTTCGCGGAAGGCATGATAGAATAGCATCTGAACTGGCAAAGATCGGATGGTCCTACGAAACATTTAAGGTCTGGGTTCTTGATCTTCACAGAGAAGGTCTAGGTCCAATCAAGATCTGGAGAAGGCTCCCATCAGGTTGTACGATCTCAGACAAGCCAATCAAATCAATCATCAAGGAACATCAATGTCGAACTTCGTGAACGTGATCAAACAGTGCGAAACTGCTGGTGGTGCTGGATCGAAGCAGGCCATTCAAGCGGCTCTCGCCCTCGCGGACCAAGACGCCCGCGCTCTGATCACGGCGGCACTCGACCCGTATCAGGTATTCGGCGTGAAACAATTCGAGATGCCAACCACCTTCCAGAAGAAGGGCTACTGTGGGATGGGTCAGTTCCTTGATCTGCTTCAAGCACTGTCGAGCCGTTCGCTCTCAGGCGATGCTGCTCGTGAAGCAGTCACAGCCAATCTGGCCCTGTACGACGAGGAGACTGCGAACTATCTCGCTCGTGTGATCGACAAAGATCTGCGGAGTGGGTTCTCCGCCGACAGCGCCAATAAGGCCTGGGGTTCGAAGACGATCCCGACGTTCGAGGTGATGCTCGCCGACAAGTGCGAATCGACCGAGGACTTCGAACGGTACGTGAAGTTCCCGTGCCAAGGCGACTGGAAGTACGACGGCCAACGCACGATCTGCATCGTGCGTGAAGGCCAACCGGTCGAGTACCGCGCTCGCTCCGGCAAGGAGATGGAACATCTGGCTGGTCAGTACGACGAAGACCTGATGAACATCCGGTACCAAGTCGGGTTCGACTTCGTGATGGACGGCGAATCGTTCGCCTCGGACTTCACCGAGACGATCAATGCCAAGAAGGCCGGGAACGACAAGGCCAAGGCCGCGCTCCGCCTCCGTGCCTTCTTCATGATGCCGCTCACCGACTGGATCGCCCAGAAGACGACGATCACGATGCGCGAGAACCGTCTGAACCTGACGCTCCGCCTCGAGTCGGCGAACTGCAAGCGCATCGAGATCAGCAAGGGTCGCGAAGTCAAGAACTTCCAGGACATGACCGCGTACTGCAACGAAGTCATCGATGTGCACAAGCAAGAAGGCCTGATCCTGAAGGACTGGGACGCCGTGTACACCTGGGACCGGACGTTCGCCTGGACGAAGGTGAAGCGGTTCTACGACGTCGACTGCAAGGTCACTGGGTTCTACCTCGGCAAGCCGAAGACGAAGAACGCGAACCGTCTCGGCGGCATCAAGGTCTGGGGACGCGTCGAGGACGGCACGATCGTTGAGTCCGACTGTGGCTCTGGCTTCACCGATGCCCAGCGCGACGAGATCTGGTCGAACCAGAAGAAGTACCTCGGCGCCACCGTCGTGATCAAGTACCAAGAAGTCTCGAAGTCGAAGTCGAAGGCAGTCGCCTCGCTCCGGTTCCCGACGTTCGAACATTTCCGTGACGACAAGACCGTGGAGTGATCATGAGAATCATGTTCGGTGAGCCGATGGCTTGGGCAGTGATTGTGATTGCAATTTGCTCAGGACTCACGATGTCTGGGTACAGTGAAGATCAAGTTCGAATCGCCGCAGCCGTCTCGGCTGCAAAAGTTGCGCTTGCACAGGAATGTACGAAGCAGACGATGTTGCGCATCAGCGCTGGCCAACAACCTTTGGAATGTGCCAAATGATCAACGCCACTGACCTCGAAGAGATCCAGAAGGCCCAGCGCTTTCAGGGTGGTGCGTACGCGAAGTTGATCGAGAAGGCTCGACAGTACGCGATGATGAAGGCGACCGGCTCGTACATCGAGAACGGGAACCGAATCACGGTCTCGCACGGTGACCGTGAGCGGTACGCCGAGATGTTCGTCGACAACATGAAGTGGGCAGCGGTCGACGCGTTCGTCGAAGATGCCTTGGTTGGTGCGGCAATGCAGACTGCGAGGACTGAATGACACACGAGGTGTTCGACGCGTTGATGTTCACGCTGTTCATCGGCACCACGATCGGGTTCTACCTGGTGTACGAGCGGCTAGTTCGAAAGTGGCTCGGCGTGGATGACGTGCCGATCCCGTTCCCAGCCCCCATTCGCTGGACGCTGATCGCTGGCGCTGCAGTGTCGTCGCTCGTGCTGATCTGGATCAGTTCTGCCGTCGTATGAGCCACGTCCTCGTCGTTGAGCACCTGATCTCGCTCCAGCACGCGAAGCGGATCCTGATGCTGTTCAAGCGAAAGGGTCACAGGGACGCTGGGTACCACTTCGAGCTCACGGACCTTGGCGTCTCGATTCATCATCGAGGGATCGCGAAGAGGTTCCCGCATCTGTGCGATCCGGACCGAGACGGACTGCCACGGCACTACGCCGACTACTCCGGTGTGATCGACGGGTACCATCTAAAGGTGTACCGCACTCTCTCCTGAGCCATAAATACACTCATGTTCAAAGGGACCATGGGTGAAACTGTACGACTTCTCCGTCTACGCTGAGCGTAGGAAAGAACGCCAGGCTGCTGAGGCCGTGGTGAGTACTGTTGCCTGTCTCAACAACCCTGGCGCTGTGGTCGAGTTGAAGTCTCGAGTGAACGACTGGTTCGTTCTGCACCGTGAGGTTCTTCGTCGGGCATCGTCCTAAGAAACCAGGACCTGATGTTCGGGTTCTGAGATACAATCGAACTATGACCATCAAGCACATCCGCATTGCTTCTGACCTGCACCTCGAGGGCTTCCACAGCCGGAACCCCGAAACGCTGGCGATCGACTTCTTGCCTCGCGATGATCGCGACCCTGAGTCGATCCTCGTTCTGGCTGGCGACATCTCGTCGGCACCGGACCAGCTCGTCGGGTTCTTGCAGGTCTGTCTGCAGCGGTTCCCACAGGTGATCTTCATTCCGGGGAACCATGAGCTGTACAAGCACGACTACTTCGCTTGGAACTCCGAGATGTCGGATCGGTTCTTGCAGTACTGCCCAGGTCTGATCTTCGCGAACGGCGGTGTCGGGTACACCGAGATCGAAGGTGTTCGTTTCATTTACGGCACGTTGTGGGGTGACGGTGGACCATCGCTCGCCGATCAAGGCGCCGTTGGGTACTACCTGAACGACTTCCGCCTGATCACGAACGGCTCGCACCCGGACCACGGCTCGTTCGTGAAGTTCACCGTGCGGAACATGATCGACATTCACAAGAAGCAGAAGGCGACGATCGACGAGTACCTGCGGATGAAGTTCGCTGGGAAGAGCGTCGTGATCACGCATCACCTGCCGTCGCGTCGCCTGGTCTCGGCACGGTTCTGGCCGAAGGACGGGTCCGATGGCGCGAACGGTGGATTCGTGGGTGACTGCGATGACATCCTCGCGTACGACCACGCTCCGGATCTCTGGATTCACGGGCACACGCACGACACGATTGACACCGAACTGTGGAACACCCGCATCATCTGCAACCCAGCCGGGTACCGCGGTGAGTGGGCAACTCTGTACAACACTTACATGACGACCGACGAGAAGGACGGGAAGAAGTTCGCCCGGACCGTGCCGAAGTTCGTCGCACTGGAGGAACTATGAGCTCTGAATACAACATCGACGGATGCGACATCGAAGTCGCCCCGCCAGTCCTGAACTCGATGAGCGGCGTGTTCGTGTACGAAGACGAGTTCCCG